AGCCTCTTGAGCAGCCTGAGAGCCCCACATGCTACCTACCCCAGCCAGAGCAGGATTAACAGCCCCTGCAAGGGCTCCACCAATAGCACCGCCTGCAGTGCCTGAAGCACTGCCACGAGGGCTATTAAAGATGTTATATAAGGCCATGCCAGTGCCAATGGCAGGATTGACTCTGCTTGCCAAACCTAGTCCAAACTTTAGGTACTTACCATACTTATTCCAATTTCCCTGCAACCAATCTAGTGAATTATAATCAACATCTTGTTGTTGAAAATCTGGATTGGCATACATGTTATTAGCTCCAACAGCATTGTCTGCTAGAGCTTGGTCCATAAAACTTAGTGGGCTTGCTTGATCGGTGTAGTTAATGTTTTCACCAGACATATTGACACTTCCAGCAGAAGGATCAATTCCTGCATAAGGGTCTGATGTCGATTGCGACACATTACCAAAGCTTACAGCATCGCCTGTAAAGCCATCTCCAAAAGAACTGCCAGAGCTGAAAGAGCCGGGAGTAGGAGAAGAGTAACCATCTGTACCCATTCCATCATCAAACTCTAAGATGCCAGTACGTGGGTTTACTACACCAGAGCCACCTAATGTTTTAAGTAGTGAAGCCTCTTCTGGATTAATATGAGCAAGGAGTGTGTCCTTGCCCCGACCAAGGCTGGCGAGCCTACTTGTCATTTGTTTGGTCTTCATATATCCTTTATGGCTTTGTAGTGCCTAAATCACTTGTCGTTAACACTCCAAGTGTTGTAATAGTTACTCTCCAATAATGTGGAGTAGCTTGTGTGTCTTTTAGGACAAGTCCTTTAGCAGCTAGGTCAATTATAATATCATCTGTAGTGTCCACACCTCTGCTACTTCTAGCATTGGTAGTTTCTGTGTGTTGTGCAGCAGTGAGGTGATAGCGTTCTGCTGCAGCACCTCCCTGAACACTTTGCAAATCATTATGTAGCCTAGTAACAATGTCTGTTAAATTACTACCTGCTTTATTGACAGAAACCCATAAGATGTTAGTTTGCGAGTTAACAAAGTTAACTAGCTTAACATACCAATCTACCCAAGCATAACTACTCTGTGCTTCATTAACTGGTGCTGGTGGGATAATATCAGCCATTATAACCTCTTACCATTGTTCGGGCTGCTGCGTTGCTTACGAGTAAGTCGTAGTGCTGGCTCATGCCACAATTGCTCCGAACGTTTTCCACGTTCCAGGACTGCCGGCTGCAACGCACGTTGTACCAATACTGCCCCCAGCAACAGGTGGGAAGATCCGCAGGTTCCAGCCAACTGGCCACGCCCCCGACGCGGGCGCTGCAACTGCGTTGTAAATTTGCCGGTGCGATGCAAACGGCCTCACCACACTGCCGTAGAGTCCCGCAGGAAGCGCAGTTCCGATTGCGTAAATATCAGGCAAGGACACGCCACACAACAGTCCAGCAGCCGGGTTCAAGCCATACGGATAAACAAATATCTGCATACTTGTCACTGCAGCCGTCGCCTTAACTAGACCGAAATATGTAATTGTATTGTCTCGGTACCCTGGAGCCAGCTTATCCCAATTGTAGAAAACTGTATTCTGATAGCCGTCAGTAATTCCAGAATTTACACGCAACTCAAGCCTTGGCGGAATCGCCGGTAAAGAGTCGTAGCTAATGGTTATGGATACGGCAAACCACGTATTGATCGGGTGAGAAAGCCCGGTCTTGGTAAATGATGTAAGCCCCGTGCCGCTGGTTGTCACGAGAGATGCAGCAGAATCCCTAATATTCTTGTGGTATGCAGTAGGGGTTAACGTGTAGCCTCCTACCTCATTCCATTGTTGTCGAGATTCTATTTTGTCAGGTGTAAGAACAAATGCCGTGCTGGCCGAACCAAGGCCGGTCGGGTCAATTCCATCCGGAACCCGCAGGCCAATCGACCCGTATGGAGACGGCGGGATTGCGTCATTGATCGTTGTGTTGATGTCGTTTGTGAGCTTTATCTTTTCCGTTGCCGTTGGGTTTTGCCAGTAGTTTTTCCCGATATATGCATCAATCGTTTCAAATAGGTGAATCACATAGGCACCGCTGTTCAACTCGAAGTAATTCCCGGAGATATTAATCCCGCGGTAATTCCCTGTTATTTTCAGCGTGTTCGGCTGCCCTTCCAGCGCATTGTTGATAATCGTGGCGGCTTGTGCCTTGATGTCGATGCCACCAACCGTATTTTGTCCAGCCTCGTTTTTCTCAAACATAAACCCGTTCCACTGGCCCGTCAGATTGCGGGCGATGTACTGGTTTCTGTTGATCGTGCATTGCGTGATTTTCAGCAGCCCGAACGCGGTATCGCCGCCCGTGTTGTAGGTGTCGAACGCCGATGTAAAACCGTGGATTCCGCAACGGTTAAACAGGAAGTCGCGGTGAAAGTTGCCTGATCCGTCGAATCCAAACGCGGCGGTTGGCACGCTGCCAGATTCGATCGTTGCAAAGTTCACGTCTTCAAACGTGAGCGACGATGCCGTATTCAGCGCCGACGCAAATACCCGAAATGCGTTGCGTCCTGCGTGGGCGGCCCAAAACGTTGTCGGGACGTTGGCAGATGGCACGAAAAGGCCTGGGTAGGCCTTTCGGCGCCCAGTCCCGACAAAATTTAAGCACGAGAAATCAATCAGATGCTCTCGGGAAAGCTTGATCGTCCCATGCGGCCAAACGACTTTCGCTCCGCCCAGCGTTTTAGCGACGGACAAAATCATGTCAACAGCGTCAGACGCATCCTGCAGATGGCTGCCCGTCAAATTGTACGGGGCCATGCGCGCATTGATTGTGGGTTGCCACGTGGCGATCTCTGCAAACGCAGCCTCACCATTGTTTGCCGTGTAACGTTCTGCCGCATCCTCAATGCCAACCATCGACGCACCATCGCCTGCGGTCGTGCTACCTAGTTTGTAGGTAATTCTATTAGTGTCGTTTAACCATTCTTCGGTAATTACTGTTCCTGAGGTAAAGTTTGTACTTGCCATCAATGGCTCCCTATATTGATTTCAAGCTCTAGCTGTTTCATACGCAGAGGATAGGAGTCTGTGTATAATAGTCTAAAACTTCTATTTCTAAATCTTCCTGTACGTCTAGCAATAGGCATATTGGAAAATACATTTATATTTTGTGAACTAGTAGGATTGTCTGTCCAGTCATTGTCACTCCATTGAAGCACAACATTAGATGTTCCTGTAGATAGATGTCTGTCACATACTAGTGACACTCTATTACATACTTTCCAATTGACACTACCAAATAAACTATCTTCTGTTGTATAACTACAAGTAAAGTTTACATCTTTATCATTATACACTATCGGAGACAAAATGTCAATAGTTGTAGAACCAGTATTTGAAATATATTGTCCACCGTCAAACTTAGCCCACGCAGCTTCAGGTGAAAATAGTCCTGAAGGGCTCCGCCACTCAAACCACATCTTCTCTTCAATGTCATAAGCCCAAGTAGTTTCTGTGGTAGTTAGTACATAGAAAGTATGTCCATCAATAGAGAGGATAACACCCTTTGCATTGTGTGCTTTGCTTTGCGTAGCAAAATCAGTTTGTAGTGCTTGGATAGAGCGTTCTACCACAGTATTAGAAATCTTATCTACTTTAAAGTTTTCCATTTTGTAAACAGATATGTTGTTACTCTTATCTTGTCCTACAAAAAAATGTTCGTCTCCTACATTATTATATGCAGAGACATATCCAATACTCTTAAAACCAGAATCTTGTCTTTTTAGTGGTGTTCCTGTTTCATTAGCAGCATCCCAAAAGATTTCTAGGCTGTTGTATCCGATAGCAATAATATAGTTTTTATTTTGAAAGATAATCTTAATGCTATCAGACGACATTTCTGCATCAATGTCATTACCTGCTGTCCAAGCATCAAAAGTATCAACATCGCTATTATAGATGGTATTACCTTTTGATAGGAATACAAAGCCGTCTAATACCACAAAATAGGGGTTAAAGTCTGTAGGCATGTCTGCATCTACCACAGCAGCACCAGCGGTATCAGGGTATGTTCTTAGTTGCTGGCCCCAGAGATTGGTACCATCACTGATGAGAATATATACTTCACCAGTGCTTTTCTGAAATGTCTTAAAGCAAACATCTCCAGTGGTAGTAGCAAGTGTACAAATTAATGGGGTGTATGAAGGACCAGAAGGAATATATTTGTATACTTTATTTCCTACAGCCCAGAAATAAATGTCTTCTTGTTCTTCATAGAAATAGCCTCTAATTACATCAGAAG